TGACCAGTACGTCGCACCCGGCCATCTGTCTGCATGTAGCCCCATACCGACCTCAACATTGAAATGCTGAGAGGCTATCAATGCGAGTTTTTCCGGCCCCTCGCGCTGAGCCGTCGCGATCTCGCCAGCCAGGTAATCCTCATCGACCGAACGATTGAGGTTAGGATTAACCAGACCCCAAGTTTCCTGCCGCATCCACCCGCCATCGACAGCGTCCTCTGGCGGCAACTCGTAAAGGACGGCCAACATCGGAAAATCAAACTTTCCGTCGCGAACATCTCTCGCCTTCTGCAGCTCCGCCTTGAATACGCCAGCTGGTGGCGATTTCGATTGTGTCGTGATCTGCAGAAGAAACCCGTCAGGACGAGCCGCCAGAGAGCCACGAATTTCAACAAAGATGTCGGCAGCCTTGGCAATCGTCGAAAACACGTGCGTTTCATCGATCAGGATGTATGTGGCCTTTGAGCCGGTGATGACGTCAGCGGCAGCAGCCTTAACCTGTATAGCAGCCAGCGTTCGAAGGTTGGTAATCTTCTTGATGTGGTCCTGCGGCTGGAACAACTTCGACAATTCACTGTCGAGCCGGATAATTCCGGACGCCTGCTTGAATGAAATATCCGCGATTGCTTTGGTTGGAGCAATCAGCAGGAGTTCAGCCTCAGGCCTTTCGTTGAGAATGGCAGCAGTCACGATAATCGCCGCAGCGATCGACGACTTGCCATTCTTTTTCGGCACCAGAAGGAAGAATTCTCGGAGCGCCCTGCGCTTCGTTTCCGGGTCATAGCTACCAAAGATGACGCGGACGAAGTCAAAAACCCAGTCGTCACATGCTTCGCCATAGGTCGGATTGCCGATGATGTCGGGAACCCGGAGACGCTTGAATATTCGCAGCGCCTTGTCCGCGACCGCATCATACAGTGGCAGATCCGGGACAAGTGGCTGCTTTTTGCGGATCCTTTCCTTCCAGTCCGGCACGGCCGTTGACCAGGTCGATGCAGGAACCCAAGCTGTGTCCATTTACTGCACCCTTTGCACTCCAGGCAGTAGATCGCTACCCCAAGAACTTCCCTCACCGGCAGACTTTGCAGCCTCTTTCGCCGCATCCTTCTTTCCGACTTTTTCTTGTGACGCCTTACTTGCCTGCGCATCAGCAATGCGAGCGTTTGCGAAAGTCAGGTCAGATTTCTCGATCATCTTGCCGAGCTCTTTGAGCGCAGCGACGTTACCGGCGTTCGCTTGCTCCATCGCGATCTCGTACCTGCGAGCATCAAGACGGTCTCTCATCTTGTCCCGAACCTTGAGCTCAGCTCTAAAATACCTTTTTACAGTGGCTGGAGACACGCCAATCCCGTTTGCCATCCGGTCAATTGACCAACCAAGCGCCATTAATAGCTTGATTTTATTGCGGTCTTTTTCCGTAGGCTGATAAGGCGGTCGCCCACGCTTCCCTTGACCTGCCAATATTGGCTGGCCAAATAGGTCAAAATCTTCGCTCATCAGAAAAAAATCTCCGCGTGAGGGGGGCGCGGGTCTAGAGGTTGAGGGGTTCCCAAACTTTTGACACCCCCCCTATGGCTCAGGCATCATCGGTGTCGACAAGCTTCGCCTCGATCTTGACCGGGCTTACGAAGGCGGCGAGACGGATCAACCGGCCTACCACCCACATGCGCAGGCCAAACGCCTTTGGCATACTGATCGTGATCGTCAGGCTTTCCATCAGTTCGCCAGCATTGAACTTCACATCAGCCATACTTCACCAACGCGACTGCGCGCGCTCCTCTTTCTGCTTCAGCTTGTCGTGGCATGGCTTGCACAGGCACTGGAGATTATTCTCATCCCAGAACAGACGCTCATCACCACGGTGCGGCGTCTTGTGGTCAGCCACCAATCTCGATGTGTTGCCGTCGATGCGACCGCACCCAACCATCTGACAAGTGAACCTGTCGCGTATCAACACGCTCATGCGCAGCTTCTGCCAGCGTGCCGTCTTGTACCATGCACGGTATTCGAGACTGGCATCACGATGGCGGTTGCGTTCAACCTCACCAGTCGCAGGACCAAGCCTTGGAGGTAGCGTGCCGATACGTGGCTTGATGGTTGTAAGTCCGCCCATACTCTCAATGCAAAAAAGGCGACCGATTAAGGTCGCCTCATCAAGTCTGCCGAAATCTCATAGCTGTAGCACTGGCCCTGAATCGGTGTCTCAATCAAAGGGAGACTGTCAGGGTGGGGTCTGGGCGCGCGATTGAACGTCACTAAGAACCAGATCGACCATAGACGGATTTGTACTCACACTTTCTGGAGCATGGCAAGAGGAATGTTGAATGGCGTTGGCTTCCCAAAGATATCGATCGACACAACGATATCACCACAGCCAGCATCACCGAACGCCTCAACTGTTGCAATCAGATCCGCAAATGGTCCTGATGTTACTTTGGCCTTTTCACCCTTCTGGAAGGTCTGGGCTTTCTGTTTCCAATCATAGTCGCCGTTTTCTGCCTTTTCCCTGAAATCACAGATGGTTGCAGCACTTACCTTAAGCGCCCGCTCACCATGCATCATGACGTTTTTCACATGATCAAATGAGCGGATACCCTCAACAGCCTCCGGCGACGGAAGGCAGTAAACGAACACCAACCCAGTGAATACCGGCATACTTGTCGCTGGCAAAAGCTTATGGTTGCGACGACGCTCCGGCCCCATTCTCATGATGACACACGCGCAAACACCGGCCTGCATCATCGCACTTTCCACAGCCAATTCGCGTCCATACGCCACCTGGACGATCACCCACGCCGAATCGCTGCTGCATTCTGCCGTGGTCAGGCTTGCTGATTCTCGCCATCTGGCAACCTTGGCAGCTTCCTCGGCAATGCGATCGAGCTTGAGCATGCCTTTGAGGGAGACGTGTTTTGATATGTCGTCGAACTTATGCTGCATCATCGTTCCGCCCCTCGGTTAGCTGTCTCTCGTATTCCGCGATGGCCGCATCCACCGCCGCATCCAGATCAGTCGCCGTCTCGTCTACAGGCGGAAACCACGGATATTCGGTGACATTCGACAGGCGAGCCACGTCGCCGATGCACGGCCAGCCACGGCGCTCATGTGCCCTTTCCCAAGCAAAGAACAGATCGCTGTCGCGCTTCACCTGAACGAAGCCATCAACCTTCGGTAACAACACAAGCGAGGTGATGAACTTCTCACCGCTTTGCGCCAGTGACCGCATGCGACTGGCCTTGGTCCAGCCGTAGGCCTTACGTTTCTGCTGATACAATTCCTGCCGTGTCACAGCTTCAGACGCGATCTGTCGCTCATCTGTGGCGCTGAATACGATAACGCCATCAGGCTCACCGAGCACAGTTTCCAGCCACGTTCCCATCCACAGCTTGCCGCAGACCTTGGCAATGCCGTGGGTTTTCTCCGGCGCTATCGCCAGATGCTCTGGCATATCCCGCCAGTGGCGGTTCTTGAGGTAGACGGCAGCAGCCATCACATCGGAAGGCTTCCAGCGCAGATAGGCCGGTGTGCGCTGAATGCAGTCAGCACGATCATCGGCAGAAAGTGCGAACCAGGCATTCCGAGCAAATTCGACGTTGCCCTTTTTCCAAGTGGCGTACCAGAGCGTGAACGCCTGCTCGATTTTTTGCCTATCAGACTTTTTCAAAACTCCCTCTCCCGCGCCAGCGGTTGGAGAGTTGGATGGAATGTTAGTTGGAAGATTCTTATCTTGGTGGAGCTCCTCCACCACCTTCCGGTCGTCATTTCCACCACCTTCAGGAACCATTTCCACCGCCTTGGCATCCGAACGTGGTGGAACTGCTCCACCGCCTTTCGCGGTTTCTTCCTCGGCGTGACGTGGTGGAACTGCTCCACCACCTTCATCAGGCGACGTATCGGCGGCATGTCCGGCAAGATCGCGGCCCGGCCAGCGAGCCGTGTACTCGTTGCGCTTCCACTTCTGGCCACGAAAACCGTGCTGCGTGACGGAAATCCAGCCATTTTCCTCGGCTACATCGAGGTGCTTGAGCACGGTTTTCTTATCGAGGCCGGTCAGATCGACCAGCTCAGAGATTGGCGGATAGCAAGATCCACCGGTGGCATCCATTTTCAGGCCAAGCGTATGTAATACTAGACGCGTAATTGGCGGCAGGCCGGACTTGCCGACCGCATGCCGCCATGACCAAGCGCGCGACATAGCGCCGTGATCCGGTTCCATCACTGGTTCCCCCTTTCAAAAATGCTTGGTGGCAGACCGAGCGCAATGCGCTCCATGCGCCCACGCGCCGCCCCAACAGCCATGTTGCAGTATCTTCCCCCGTCCGCAGGGCGCTCACGCCGCAGGTCCGCCAGTTCGGCGTCAAGGTAATAAAGCCCTTCGCGGAACCGGGCATTCAGCAGCCGGTTGCGAATGGTCATCTCGCAGGAAAGCAGGATGTCGAGCGGGCACGACAACAGCCATACCGCGCGCTCCTCACGGCTTTGCGCCGCATCCAGCTTTTCCATGTGAGGAATAAGAATGTTCATCCGCCCTCGCCTTCCGGCGTTCCGGCCTGATTACCCCAGAAATCCCAATTGCCATTGAGCCTGACATCACCAGGAGCAAGGCTGTCCTTACGCTGGAAAAGCTCGAGCTTGCGCAGCTCTGGCCACTGCCGCTCTATTTGTTCGGCAAACCACACTGGCTTTCGGCTGTGCGCTGTCTTCTTCTCGGAATAAAGGCTCGGAGGTTGCGTGCCTGGCAGAGGCGCAATCGATATGGGACCGCGCTTGCCTATCAGGACTTTCTCGTGACGATCACGGACATGGCGCCCCATGCCAATATCAACCTTGTCCCAAATTATTTCGGTGACGTATTCAAACCCCCACGCCTCAAGGACGTCATATGCGTCTTTTGACCGGTTGGCGGTTGTCCACAACCAAAGCTCGGCAGATGCGGAAGCCGGGCTTCGATCTCCAGCACATAGCGCCTTGATTTCCTCAATCGACATAGAGGGATACTGTAACCCCTTATCCTGCCCCGTTTCGTCGCTCCATGCGTCCTGAGGCCAAGGCGGATCAGCGTAGATAATCGGGTATGCGCCGCGCGGGAAATCAACGCCTTCCTTCCGGCCATGCTCGGCAAGCAAACTGACCATACGCAGTCGAGCCTGACGATTATCCGCCTGTTTCGCTGTGCGGATCTGCTTGCTCTTTGCCGTAACGGCCTTGTCGGATGCGATCAATTCGCGAACGAAGTTTTCCTGCGCTTCCGCAGTATCCATCCGCTTGAGCCTATCGAGCAACGTGCCTTTGTTGTGTGAGGTTCCGCGCAGCATCTGCAACGCCGTCGCGGAAATCTTTTCACCGCGCTCGACATCACGCTGAATGGTGCGCTCTTTTTGCCCGGTCGCATCAGCAGTCGCAGCCGTAAACCGCTTTGCCGTTTCGCCAAGTTGGCGAAACGGGGCAACCTCACCTTTTTTCAAGGTCGCTTCGCGTGCCGTTTCAGGGTGCTTGATGAGGTAGATCTCTTTGCGCCGTGCGAGAAACAACGCCCTATCCACCGGAGACAGATCTTCACGGATCAGGTTCTCATCGATCTCACACAGTTGCCGGTCGAGATCATCACCCTCATTGTGAAAGCAAAGAACAGGAATACCGAGGCGACGGCAGGCTTCCAGCCGGTGCCCCCCTGCCCCCAGACGAACGGTTTGATCAGTTTCTTTGCCGTAAACGATAATCGGAGCCTGCTGGCCGTATTCCTGAAACGCCTTCATCAGCGCAACAACGGTGGACTCGCTCAAGTCTCGCAAACGGTTGCTGGCATCGACGCTGGCAGTATCGCGCGCTACAGCGATCTTTCGATCTCCCGCGCCACCCACGTCTGGAAACTCGGCCTTCGCCAGCGCCGTGGGGTAAAAATGGAATGACACCTTCGGGTCGCGCGCAAGATACCCCTGCATATGCGCCTTGCCGGCTGATTTCTGATCAGTCTGGCCAACCGCAACAAACACGCCAAACTTGACGGCGTCGGAGACGATAGACTGCATGCGTTCGCCCATCATCGTCATACCGCACCGCCTTGCCGCTTCATCGTCAGCCGCAGGTCAGTGTCGCGAATGATCTTGGCCGCAGCATCTGGCGAAGCACCGCGACCCAGCAACAGCTCGGCAAAGCGCACCGCAAATTCAAATCCGGCGAAGTTGATGGCGCTGCGCACCTGCTCTGGGAGCCTGTCGAACCGCTCCATCAGTGCGCCCTCATCAACCGGTCAAGATGTGCTTGGCCGTGGCCAGTCAGGCGGATCGTGTAATAATCCTCCTTTATCTGCACATAACCGGCCTTCTTCAGCTCCTGCACACTGTCGCCAAACTCATCGTTTCCGCGCGTATCGAGCGAGCCGCCCGCAATACGAACCCGGCGCAACAAGGCCGTCGCGCCGGGGCTGATTTTCTTGAACTCGACAGCAGTCGTCATGCTTCATTCTCCTCGATAATCCGGCAGACTTCGCTTTCTTCAATGCCAAGCGTTGCTGCGATTTCATGGGTGGATTGGCCAGCGCGCCACGCTTCCAGCACCCGCGCGGCGCGGGCCTCATGCACAAGTTTGGAGCGGCTGGTTTCGGCAATGCACAGCGTCATCGGTCCGGCCTTTGTGGCGCGTTGACCATCAGCTCTTTCAACTCACGAATAGCTTCGTGAACTTCCTTGGAAATCCGCTTGGTAACGGCGGCAGTGCCCAGCGTACCGGTGGCCTTCGCCTCTCGCACAACGGTGAAGACGTCATTCATCTCGGCCATCAGATCGAGAAGGTCACTGTCGTTGATTGGCCGCGCCTCGGCTTGCGCCTCATCATCGACAACCAGCTTGAAACCCAGCTTGCGCGCCATCGCGGCAACAATCACCGGGCTTTTCGCGCGACGGTCCGCCTCGATTGCCACATCAATAGGGATCAGTGAATCGCCGTTCTCGTCATTGAAGCTGGCATATTTCGAAAGGGTCGAAACATTGACCCGCGTCAGCAGCGGAAAATCAGTCACGCCACCGCCCAGCTTGTAGCTGGCATCGGTTGCGCCTTTCAGGCTGCGGATCTCTTCATCGGAAATAGTGCGCACGGAAACACCCCTGAAAACGCGTCAAGGAAACAAAATCGAAAAAGGATTCGGTGAAGCGCGAGAACGCGCGGATTAAACCTCTGCCATCACATCAACCGGAGCCGCGCCAGCGCGGACACGCCGCAAAGGAGCCTGCAGATGCATGCAAGAAAAGACCGCCGGATCTTGGAGGAGAAGCGTCACGGCGGGTGCGCGGCGGGAGGGGAACAAACCACCGCGCAACGGGAAAAAGGGAGTGGCCGGAAAGGTCCGCAGGCCTCCGTAACCGCCTTTTCCGGCCACAATCCACGCCGTGCAACGGGCGGTACACAGCATGGAATTTTTGGAGAACGATCATTCCGCCGCCTCCAATTTCGAATTTAATTCATTAAACGACCTCACCAAGTCACTGGCAGTCACCTCTGACGACGTCACGTCTTCAATTTTTTCGATGAACTGGGGGCGCGGCAGTATGCGACATGCCTCCCACTTCGAGACCATCCCTTTCGTAGCGTCAACAAGACGACCAAACGCATCCTGCGTCAGGCTGTACTTACGTCGATATGTCGTAATCGGATGTTCCATGCGCAAATGTTTCCAATATGGAAACTTAAATGTCAATAGGGTGATTGGTTTTGGTTTCCATTTCAGACAACGCATTGCATTCGCCCAAGTGCGATAATAGAAACATGGTCATCAAGATTCACGACAAAGGCAGACGCCCTGCCAAAGTGTACTTACGTGAGTGGCTCGACTATCGCGGGCTGACTGCGGAGAGGCTTGCCGACCGGCTGGAAGTCAGCAAAGGGCAGATATCTAAGCTGCTCAACGGGAAACAAAGATACAATCAAGACTGGCTGGAAATGATAGCATTCGCATTGGATTGCGACGTGCCTGATCTATATCGCCCACCTGAAGCGCCAACAGCAAACGAGTTGCTATCGCGAATGACGCCTGAAGCGAAAGAGACTGCCCTAAAGCTGCTCGTCGACCTTGCGAATTATCGCACAGGAACATCTAGATAAGGTTGTTGCCTTGATGTTTTCATCCTATGGTTTCACGAAATGAAACCGGGATGGGTGGAAATGTCTTTAAGCAGTTCAGCACACGCGCTGGCGGAACACGTCGAGCGTCGGCCTTTATCTGATTCGCCGATATCAATCATTCTGACAGAACGCGATGACAGCGATGATAGAGGCGACCAGCTTAGCCAGGCAGACGGGCAATCCTTCATAATAGAATACACCGACTCGCAAGGCGGCAGATCTGTGCGCCGCGTCACGGTATGGAGCATAGTCGCCGGTTCTGGTGGAGCGCCTTGCCTTTTGGCCTTTTGTCATGAACGGAAAGCGCGACGGCAATTTAGGATCGACCGTATTCAATCCTTTATCGACCTAGACGGTGAAGTTTTCGAAGATGTACCAAGCTTCGTCGCGGAAAACTTTGGCATTAGCGTCGGAATAGCGGACGCTAGAGCGCAGAGCAACAAGCACTGGAACGGCGTAATCGCAGCCGTGAGGAATGATGCCGTAATACTGTCGGCTATAATCAGAGCAGACGGAAAGCTGGCAAACGGGGAAGTCGACTACGTGACGGACTATCTGTGGCGATTGGTCGAGAAATCCGGTGATATGCTTAGCGATGCCGAGGTTCTCGCACTTCAACGATACACAGCGAGACTTCGCCCAACCGAAGAATCAATTCTTCGGTCTCTGGACGTGATAGCCAAAAGATCGCCCACAGAAATTAACAAGCTCCTTTCTGCCGCCGTAAAGGCGATGGATGCGGACGGCAAACGACATGATGACGAGATCGTCCTGATCAACGCGATCGCTTTGGATCTGATAGGCACTCAAATTCTCCGATGAATCACCGATAAATCCCGTTTGAAACGTAACTTTGGTTTCCATTTGAGAAGCCACCCTTCTCTTCGCCTAAACGTAAGGTTTCCATTTTAGAAACTTTTTTCTTGACAAACAGGTTTCCATTTAAGAAACATATCTCCATCCAAGCACAACCACACGGCTTGGCGAATAGACCGGGCAGCGTGTTCCCCCTTTCCCTGCGCTGTCCGGTCTCCCTTCAAGGATGGAGAGAAGCCATGAACGAACGCACACCGGCAGAACGCAAGATCATCAAGGAAATGGCAGACGAAATGCTGCGTCTTGGTGAAGGCTGCACAGAGCGCCAGATGCTCCTGAAATTCACCCAGGCGCAAATCAACATCTACAGCGAAGAAGCCTGCACGATCGCCAACCGGCTGTCGCAGCGCGAAGCCGCGTGACCCCGCATCCCTTTCGGTGACCGTCTCTGCCCGGGGCGGCATCCGAAACGGATGGAGGTTCCTATGTACCAGCTTTCCCCGATGTACCCGCTCAACCACAAGCAGCTTGGCACCTTCAAGAAGCAGCCGCAGCCCTATGGCCGGTTCTTTCTGGCCTGTGTCACCGCCACGCTGCTGCTTGGCCTGTTCGGCGGCGTCGCGCTCTGCGCAGCCCGCGTCTCCGAAATCGAACGCATGCACGCAGCTGCGGCACGCGTCTGACCACAAGTTTACAAACGGAGCCACGCCCATGACGGCGCTGACAATTCATATTGATCCATCGACGGAAGCCAGGTTGCGTAAAGCATCCGAAGAAATGGCACGTGACGTTCACGATCTCGCAGAGTGTGCAATTGCCGAGGCGGTGCTGGATTATTTCCGTCATCGCCCAGGCGATGACCCTGCTCGCTCCAGCGAAACCCTACCAACAGGGGAGACCCTGCAATGAGTTGCGAGATCGTGAATTTTCCCCGCCAACCCGTCCGATTGACGGTGGTTGCGTCAAATCCGCAGATTACAAACTTCATTGAGGCGGCAGTCTACCAGAGCGAAAAACTACTGGATGCCGCGTTCGATCTGGCTGGAGCCAGTGCCGAAATCACCAATGCGCAGATGGTACTCAAGGAACGCGGTTGCCTGCCAGAAGGCGACGCGACCATGAATGGCGAAACGCTGGAAAGCGTTTTGGAAGCTGCTATGGCGCTGATCAAGCTGGGTGGGTGCCGGAACCGTGACAGAGCCTTAACAGCCGAGTTGCGCAACTGGTTGCTCGCCAATGGCGGGAGGGGTTGACCATGGGCATGTATACCCACGCCAGAAATCGCATCCTGCCAACAGATCGGGTCATCGCAATCGACATCGCCGCAGGCCTCAATCGTTTGGCGATTGCGCAGAAATACGGCGCATCCACAAAAACGGTCCAGGATCGCCTCAATCGCATGCATGTCACCACGCTCGCGAACGGCACACTTCGCCTGCCAGCGCCATCCAGCCAGCCGACCCGCAACCCAACCCGGATCACCTATGACGGCAAAGCAATTACCTTGCCATTCATATCCATGATTGCCGATCAGGAGAAACACGCATGAGTGAGAGCAAAAAAATCCATTTTGGTTACTTCTCTGCAAAGTATCTCCCGGCGCTGAAACCGATTGTCGACCACGTCAGAGCGGAACACAGTTTTGCTTTTCCTTGTGGATCAATCAGCATTGAACCCCACCCGGAACAGGGTGTGTATCTGGTCGCAGTCAGCGGGCACGCCACGGCGATCATTCACGATAAAGAGGGGCGCATCGACGAACCCGTGACGCTTGATTTCCCAGATGCCGCCTTTGACGCAGCGCGCATGCCGGAGCCAATCCGCATGCAGTACGAGAACGACATTTACGAGGCCGAGCTGCCGGAGTGGGCACATCCTCAAACGGTTTTCGTGTCGACCGCAGGCACATTCATCCTGACAAAAATGCGCAACCCGATTTGGGCAGGCGAACACATGGAATTTCAGCCGTGCCTTTATCAGCGCACAACCAGTTTCCGCCATCACACCGTTGGCCATGACTATCGCATGACGGAAGGCAGGCCACGTGATTGGCGTAAAATGCTCAATGAGGTGCTGACCAATGATGTGGCAACTGCGAGCGAGCTGATCTTCAACCCGGCCATCCCGGCGCTGTTCGAAGGTTTCAACCGACTGTATGGGCAGCAGCGCGTCTTTCACACGCTGACCACTCGCAAAGGTCAAGAGCACGCCAGTTCTTCCAGCCCTGTCATTCTGCGGTTTGAGAAGCAGCCGGAGTTCATAGGCGTCTACATGGGCCAGACGTTCGGCCTTTGCGATGCCATCCCGCAGCACTTCTATGACATTGCGGAGCAATCATCATGACTGACCGCTTTGCACAAAAGCTGGCTGATTTTCTGGACGCGCTCGACGAGTGGGGATGCGAAGACAATCTGGAGCGCGCAAAGCAGATACTCGATTTCCAGCGTAGCGGTTACGACTTGTCCGAATATCGTGAGCACTCGCCAGAAGATGGCCCTATGCGTCCAAAGTCCGAGGTTAATTGATGACAGACATCATGAACCGACAGACGGCCACGCCACTCTACATCGAGGCAAAACAGCTTTCCGGACTTGTGTCCGATGAATGGCAGGAGTCCTACAACACAGAAACCAACCAGCCAGAGATTTGCCTGTCCGACAAACTCTCCGGCGAGGTGTTTCCAATTGCCATCATCAAGCCAGAATGCAGCTACGACGATCGCCGGCTGATGATCCGCGCACCACAGATCATGCGCGCTCTGCTGTTTCTGTTGCGGGAATCGTTTAACGAGATCGAGCGTCTCAAACCAAAACAGAAAGCCAATAAGCTGGCGCAGGACTGCGCGATCCATTGCGGAAAGCAGGATTTCCGCCGCTTCCTGATCGAGCAGCACAATCTTTCCAGCGCGACGGATGACGAGCGCGTAAAAACATGCGTCCGCAACATGCTCAAGATCCAATCGCGCGCCGAGCTCGACAAGGACCAGGACGCGGCAAAACGCTGGATGAGCCTCAAGCAGGCGTTCTATCGCTGGAAGGGCAATTAAATGGCTGCGGCGGATATTCTCATGCTGACTGACGGCGAATGCGCACGACGCATTGGCATGACAGCGGAAGAGTTCAAGGATGTGGTTCCGGCACTGGAGAAGTCCGGTTTTCCGAGACCGGATCCGCTGCTTAAAAATAGGCGTTATTGGCCCGCTTGCATGGCATGGCTTGATCGCAGGTATGGTATTGCTCCATCTTCATCAAGCGCCATCCCGGCGCTTGATGGAGAAGAGACATGGAATTAAACGCACCTGGCTTAAAGCTCAGGCGGCGGCAAAACGGTGAAGTTGCCTACTATTGGGTCGCCAAGACCAAAGCCGCTGACATATCAGAATACCCCACCAAAACCGTAAGGCTCACCGGTACGGACGATGAAAACCGTGCAATGTGCAGGCGTTTGCAATCTGAGTTGATGGAGTGGGTAACGTCACATCGCATTCCGCCCAAGGAGCGGTTCGACGGCACGATCCGCGCACTCATACGGCTATACCAGCACACTCCTGAGAGCCCTTACCACAAAATAAAAAGCAATACGCGAGAGATGTACGACGAGAATTTGAGCATCGTCGAAAAGGCTGTTGGCACTCGCCAGTTGTCACGATTGACCGGTCTGGACTTTATCCGATGGCACGCAAACTTCAAAAAACCAGCCGAGGATACTCCACATCTCGCGAAGAAACGATTGTTGGCGGCGCGCAAAGGAGAGACGCTTCCACCAAACCCCGAAAGACCCAGCCGCGCATACAAGGCGATGCAGTTGCTGCGCATGGTTATTCGGTTCGGCGTAGTCCTGAACATAAAGGAATGTTTCAGGCTATCGACCGTTCTGGAAGCGTTGGAGTTTTCTCCGCCTAAGGCCAGAACAATTACCCTGACCTTCGAGCAGGCTAAAGCCATATGTGAAAAGGCAATGGAAATGGACCGACATTCAATGGCCCTAGCCCAGGCGCTGGAATTCGAACTCACATTGCGGCAAATCGACGTTATCGGGAGATGGGAGAAGACAGACCAGCCTGATGCTGGCGGCATTGTTGACTGCGGCAAGCGCTGGGTTGACGGGCTTTTGTGGTCCGACATCGATGGTGACGGCATCCTCAACAAGCAGACAAGCAAGAATGACCAGCGCGCAATTCATGACACCATGGCATATCCATTCTTGCGGCAGTACCTTGACATGGTCCCTCCGGAAAAACGGATTGGCCCCGTCATCATCAGCGAAACAACCGGCCGCCCGTATAAACCGGAACAGTTCTCGCGCACCTGGCGCAAGATCGCCCGTAAGGTTGGAATTGACGACAAGGTCTGGAACCGTGATAGCCGCGCCGGAGGTGTGACCGAGGGGTCAGATGCAGGCGCCGACATCGAACATTTGCGACATCACGCTAACCATAAAAATATTCAGACGACGACCAGGTATAACCGTCAGACGATCGACAAAACGCGAACTGTCGCCGAACTCCGAATCGCTCACAGGGGGAATAAAAACGATACGTGAACACTCGCCGGGGAACGCGAGGGGGAACATGGGGGAACGCCCAACATGCAATTTCAAGCTAAGATATTGATTTTAAAGTGGTGCAGACGGCGGGACTTGAACCCGCAAGACCAGAGGTCGGCAGATTTTAAGTCTGCTGCGTATACCGATTTCGCCACGTCTGCTTGCGGCTTCATCTACACAGCCACAAGCATTCTGGTCAACTCCTGCTTTTCAGCACCAGGACTGATTTTTTGCACTGGCTGGAAGTGCCAGGCCTTCGCGGATCAACTGTTCGCCGAAAGAGCTGCCGGAACGGCTGATAACCTTGCCATTTGCGGCACCCGGCGCAACATCAAACGCACCATGGTTCAACATGTCGCGCAACCGCACCTTGGCGGCAAACCCCTTCTGGCGTTCATTCAAGCATCTGGCATTGTCAGTTTGCGGCACAACGATACCAGCGATTCGGACCTTGGAGCCCTTCAGCCAGAAGGTATCACCACTGGCCACACAATTGTTGAAACCCGACATGCCACAAAAGGCAAAGGAGGTCTTTGCCGTCTTCTGCACGTCACTGCCTGATGCCGGCTTGATCTCGGTTGGTCGTGCTGCTGGCACCGTTACATTGAGCGCAACCGGCATGGGCACGGCACGCGGTGGCACAGGACCATTGCTTGCAGTCTTCTTTTCCGCCCGTGAAGCCGATACGTCAGGTTTTTGCGGTCTTGGGGTGATTGCTGCCGTCTTGAAGGTCGAGACATCTTTTTTGGGCGTAGCCGCTGTGTGGCTGCTACTCTTTGCTGAACGGCTCGACGGCACGAGCGTGTCACGATGTTCGTAAACCTGAATGCCGCCCACGACGAGAGCGCATACCCCCAACAAAGGCCACAGGCTTTGGCTGGATTGCTTTTTTGCCGGCTTGCGGCGGGTTCTGCTTTTTGTGCTGCTCAC